CTGGGAATCTGCTGGAGAAAATTATTATAATCACAATAAGTATCTGTATTCTCAAAACTCTTTCCCTGCTGATAATGGTGGAATGAGTGCTATCTGTAATGCAGGAAAATTCCATTCTGGAATGATTACTTTAGCAGATAGTAATAATCATGGTGGAGAACCATGTGGAGGAAATTGGGTATTAAATTACCTACAATTTAATCCTGAAACAGAAACTTGGATTAATGATTCAGTTATTCTTAGAGCGCAGTCTGATTTTCAAGGTTGGTACGCGGCTTCTTCAGATGGTAGAAGATGGGCAGCATATTCAGGAACATGGAGCGGTTCATATGAATCTGCAAGCATCTCTACAAGTCAAGTAGGTGCAACAGCAACTATAAGAGTAAAAAACTGTACTTCCTTTAGAATAACAGCTTATAAAGGTCCAATATACGGAACTTTCACTGTGTCAGCTAACGGTGGTGCGCCAACAACAGTTAATTTATATAATGCTTCTCCCACTGTAGAAACATTAGTTTATAATAAAACCATAAATGGGGCTGATACTACTTTTGTTATCACTTGTATATCAGGAACAATAAATCTTGCTACACTAAGATTGTATGACCAAGGTTTAGCTTATGGATATGAAAATGACGAAATCTATGTAGCTACAATGAAAGCTTTTACTAGAGCCGATGGGCATAGTAGAATTTTGCTTTTTTCTCAATTATATCTTTCACACGGTTATGCTCCTGTAACGGGATATCCTACTGATAAGTGGGATTCAGATATTGCTGTCTTATTTCATGAAATAGATGTTTCTCCCGGTGGAGTATTGACTTTAATTGAAGAAAAAGAGCTTATTTATATTGACCATTCGGCAGACCCGGTTTCGCCGCTATATAGTGGGATTTGTTTTTATAAAGAAGAAGAGTCTGAAACTCCTAGTTATGAAGACCCTGATATTTATGTTGTCGTTGAAGAGGATATGCTCCCTTCTTATAACGATTATCCAGGGTCTACCCCATTTGGAGTTCATCACAAAGTTTTTAAAAGAATAAATGGAAACTGGTCTTATAAAGATATAGGTTTTCAAGAACAGGAAGAGTCTGTATATCTTACGGTTTATAATACTTTCAACGTTATATATAAAGATGGTTGGATTTTGCTCGTCTCTATGATTATGGATATGGAAGAATATAATAATAGTCATTGTTTAACTATTGCCTATAATGTAGACGAAGACCAAATTTACGATATAGAAGATGCATGGACAGACCCTACTGATGGCTCTGATATATGGACTCCATGTTTAACAATAACTAACAGTAATAAAGTCCATCTATTTTATTCAGACTATACTGAACAAACCGCAGACTATTATAGTGTAATGGCTCATAAAACTCTTTTGTTAGATTCTTTATCTGAGTTAAGCACTAACGATTGGACTACTGAAGACGATATTATAATAGAATGGGAACATATCGAAGACCCCTCTGAATGGTGGGTAGACCCTTATACTTGTACTGATTTAGTACAAGGTAAAATTAGATTAATAGCTGCTGGACCTAACATACCAGAAGTAGACCCTTCTGGATGGGGAAGTGTATTTTATCTTGAATCTGGAGTTGGAATAGCTGAAATAGGTCCAAATACTCAAGGAGCGTCAAAAACCAATAACAAATATGGAAAAGGATAATTAATGGAATTTCCAGTAGAACAGGTGATAATAGGTATATTTGCACTATTTGGCGCTGCTGTTACTGGTATCTTTTCTGTTTATAATACCAAGATTAGTAAAAAAGTATCTCAGGTCGAAAAGAAGACCAACGGAAACCAGACGCTTACGGCAGGAAATGATATACTAGACCAGATAGTTCCTGCCTTGGAACGAAAAGACGAAGCACTTGACAAAATAGCGGAAATACTCGATAATATCCTTAGAGCGCAGACTTTAACAAGTCAGCAGCTAAGAAGTATCCAGCTTATTTTAGAGAACAGGTGTCAAGCCCTTGATGTTGTCAAGGCTCTACAGAGTCTCATGGAAAGTCGGCACGTTCATGACCAACTGGAAAAAATAGACGAGCCAGCACATGAGGATGTGAAAGAAATCCTAGATGAAATAGTAGAAAAGCTTGAGTGCGATAAAAATCCTAATGAAAGGTAGGGAAGGGGGTGTATATAGACTATTTTCTAGTCTAGAATAGCTATGAAAATCCTGAAGGCACTCCGAAGATTAGATGAACTCGCTATGTTAGAAGCTGAAAAAGAAAGGCGAGAGTTAGAGCGTAGAGAAGCGCTTATGTTACGCTTGAATAAAAGTAGATATAATAATTTAAAGCTGTTTAGTTTGAAACCAAAAGGAGATAACGTTTGTTAACCGACCAATTTCAATTCATAGGCGACCGATTAAAAGAAGAACTGTCGTGGAAAGATGTAACAACACAATTCAATAAAGCATATAAACAAGGTGTCACTCCCGAGGCACTAAGGAAAAGGTATCAAAGGGAAATTGTAAAGCTAGAGACTCTAGGTGATGATTCTGTCGAAAAGGCTTTTAGGCTGATAAAACAAAATCCGCAAAAGCCTGTAGATTTGGCAAGAAGATTTAACTTAGATGTTGATGGACTACAAGATTTAATGGATGATTTGCTTAATAGTCGTGCCGCTATTAAGTTTCATCAAGGATATTTGGTGTTTGATAGATTAGCACCAACACCAGATAATTTTACTCATAATATAGACCTGTTCAAAGAAGGCGAATGGGTTAAATGGGGAATTATGGCAGACCCACATATTTGTTCTATACATGAACAACTAGACTTACTTCACAATTTTTATCAGATTTGTGAAGAGGAAAAGTGTAAAGGTGTTATCTGCGCCGGAGATTTTACTTCAGGAAACGGTACTGTTTATAGAGGTCAAATGCAAGACCTTAAAATAATAGGAGAAGATAAACAAATCAACTATGTTTGTTCTGTCTTCCCTCAAACAAGCTTGCCAACATATACTATTAGTGGAAACCATGATTTAGATTTGTATAAACAATGTGGTTCTGATATTTTACAAAAAATAGCTGATAAAAGAGATGATATTATCTATCTAGGTAAAATGAGTGCAAATCTAGAACAAGATGGTCTTAGATTTATGGTACATCATGGTGAAGGTGGATTAGGGTTAGTACGTAGCTACAAGCCACAAAGAATTCTTGATAGTTTAAAAGCCGATGAAATATGCGATGTTACAGTTGTAGGGCATTGGCATATCTCATTGTATATGCCTAGCTATAGAGATTCTATAGTGCTTCTTCCGGCTTGTTTTGAAGCTCAGAGTGATTACTTAATTAAGAAGCGGTTAGACCCTGATATTGGCGGTTGTATCCTTAGTATGAAAGTTGCCGATATTGATGGTAAGAAGAAAATTGTGCGTCATAAAATAGATTTTCTTGACATGGGGGTATTAGGGAGAGTATAATGAAAAAGGTACAAGACAAGAAATTGCCTTCTGCCTGTTATGACTACCTTATCAAAAATGGGATGGATGAAACCGTAGCCTTGGAGATAGACGAATACACACAGCAGAAAGAACGCAGGAAAAAAAGACTAGAAACCAAGAACAGAAAGGAAGACAGATGGAAGTAAGGAATAAGTGTAAAACTAAAAAGAAAGGTAAGAAATGATGGAAGAAATTACTTGGCAAACTTTAGCAACTCTTCCAGGTGCAGTAGCGGCAGTTACTCTTATCCTAACCATTCTGAAAGCCATTTTCGGTGTCTATTGGACTGAATTAGTCAATAGATTTGCTGCTCTTGGCTTATCTATTGCGGCTGTAGTAGGAACTACTGCTGTAGTAGGAACTAATGGTTGGCCTGGATATATGCTAGCCGTGTTTAACGGAATTATTGTAGCAGGAGCTTTACTTGGTGTAACTAAGGTTTATAACCAAAGAATTATCCAAGATAGAACTCTTGGTACTCCTGTTAAATTCTTGGACCTTTTCAAAAAGAAAAGCAAAAAGAAAGGTAAGTAATAATGGACTGGCAAACCATGCTTCAAGACGCAAGTATTATTGCTAGTGTATCTACAGCAATATTCTTCGTCATAGATTTTGTTAAAAAACTATACTATAAACTACCTTGGGGGTGGATTCAGAAGACGCCTGGGGAAGTATGGTTTGCCTTGTCTGTTTTATTCGGTGTTGCCGTTGCTGTGCTAGTATATTGGGATAATTTCTTTGGTACTGGCGCAACTGTATCTGGTGGTATTTCTGCTACTGTATACGGATTAGTCTCTGGCGCTGGAAGTAAGTTTATAAATGCCATAGCTTCTTCAGCGGGAGCTAGGTTAAAAACTTCTAAGGAAGAAGCACTTGCAAAAGCAGATACTATAACAAACGGTAAAACCGATACTGTTTTAGGGAGTGCCGCCGAAGCTCCTGCTGTTCCTCCTGAACCTGTAACTGAAGCGGCTACTCCTGATGCTTCTCTTGAAAAAAGAATTGAAGAAACGAAAAAACGAATTGAACAAAAACATGAGGAATCTATTATCATGATTCCTAAAGAAACTGATATTCCTCTTGTACAGCTTGTTCAAAGAATGAAGACTGAAGCAGACTATGTTATAATTGATGGCAAAGTCTATGAGATTACAAAGGAAAAAACTAATGGTAAATAATCTTATTGTATATGAATTAGCCGATACTGCTGAAGATACTTACGATGCCTCAATAGAAGAAAGAGATTCAGTCCTAGGGTTAGAGTCTATACCTCTTGAATCAGAATTTGACGGAGAGCAGATATATGGAAAAATGCCTTCGGATAAATGGGGTTGGCCTTGGAGTTCTGGATATAATGAAACTTATGTAACAAAAGTAAGTTTCATGGGTAAATCCTTGTATTGGCATAAATGGGCTGTTGTTCCGCTAATGAAAGTGCAAGCACAGCTTATTGATGAAGGTTGGGATAAGAAATATTATTGGACTGACCTTCAAACTTGGAACAAAAGAATGATTGCAGGAACTAATATTCCTAGCAATCATGCATGGCCTACTGCAATAGATATTAATCCTGCTAAAAATCCTATGCGCTATGATAATAAACTAGTAACAGATATTCCCTATAGAATAGTAGAGATATTTAAGCGTTATGGATTCAGATGGGGTGGAGAATATCGTACAGTTAAAGATGCTATGCATTTTGAGTATCTCGGAGAACCAGTTAAAGAGTATGTTGGTAGAAGAGTTCTTTCATTAAAAACTCCATATATGCGTGGTGATGATGTAAAAGAAGCGCAAACTCTTATGAAATACTACAATTATGATTTAGAGATTGATGGAGTATTTGGTCCTCAAACAGATGCTTGTGTTCGTTCATTTCAAGCTAGTAAAATGCTAGCTTCAGATGGTATAGTTGGTTCTCAAACTTGGACAACATTAATAGCAAAAGCTTCTGATAGAACTTTAAAGATGGGTATGTCAGGTAAAGATGTTCTTTGGATTCAAAAAGCTATAAACAAAATCATCAAAGCTCAAATAGCTACAGACGGAGTATTTGGAAATGATACACAAGTGGCCGTAAAATCTTTCCAAAAAGCGACAAAACTTAATATTGATGGTATTGTTGGACCTAACACATGGGCCATGTTGCGTTATAAATCTAATCCAAAATGACGATAATATAAGTAGTGCCTATGTAGTTGCGCCAAGGGTTGTGTAGGTTGGAACATAGTACAAACGCTGTGCAACTAAGGTACTAGGGGGAACGAGGCGAGAACCCCCTAAAAAACTCTCCAAAGGCCACTACAAAATAGTGGCCTTTTACTTAGGAAGGAGCTAAAATTGAAGAAAGCAATTATTACAGGTCTTACAGGTCAAGATGGAAGTTACCTAGCTGAAAATTTACTTGATAAAGGATATGAAGTACATGGAATAGTTAGAAGAGTAAGCACTCCTAACTATAAAAATATTCAACACATGATTGATGAACCTAATCTTCATCTTGAAGATGGTGATATTACTGATTTATCATCATTAATTAGGTTATTTAAGAAAATTCAACCAGATGAGATTTATAATCTGGCAGCACAATCTTATGTGGCTATCTCATGGGATGAACCAGTATTAACTAGTAATACAACAGGAATGGGAGCATTAAATGTATTCGAAGCCGCGAGACAAGTTTGCCCAAAAACAAAAATCTATCAAGCTTCTAGCTCTGAAATGTTTGATGGTATTACTTATCCTCAGACTGAATCGACTTCTTTCAGGCCACGTAGTCCGTATGGTGTTTCAAAATTATTTGCACATGAAATGGCACGAATATATAAAGAATCTTATGGTATGTTTATTTCCTGTGGAATTCTCTTCAATCATGAATCACCAAGAAGAGGAATAGAATTTGTCACACAAAAAATAGTTGACACTATTGTAAGACAAGTTTGTGGAGAAAATATAATTTTAGAATTAGGTAATATGGAAGCTAGAAGAGATTGGAGTCACGCAGAAGATATGGTAGAAGGAATGTGGCTTATGCTTCAAAACAATAAAGCAGATAACTTTATATTGTCTTCTGGTGAAACACATTCTGTATTTGAGTTTGTCAACAAAGTTTATGAATACTTTGATATGGATATAATTTGGCTAAACCATCATGATACAGGTTTACCAGTTGGTGTCGATACAGAAGGAAACACATTAGTAAAGTCTGTACAAAAATACTATAGACCCAATGAAGTTTCAATATTACTAGGTGATTCAACTCGGGCTAGAAGAGAGCTTTATTGGACCCCTGAATTCAGCTTTACAGACCTTATTGCCGATATGATATCTAGTAAACTAAACGAATATGCGCCTATAGGAAAGGAGTAATAATGTCAGAAAGTAATTACTTTTCAAGTAGAGTAACTAATGCTGATAACTCCTGGCGAGAACTAAGTATGGCTAGTGATTTTGACCGCGCCTTTAAAAGCGTAGTAGTGATAAATGATAACACAACGCTAGAGTTACAAATTAGACTAAATGACATGGGAAATGACATACTGTATGTTCCGGCAGGAGAAGGAATAGCATTAGATAAACCTGTTTATAGATTATTCTACTACGCCGCTTCTGGAAATCCACAATTTAGAGTGATGGCAGACTAATGGCTAGACAGATAGTAAAAAAAGGTTTAACCGAGACTGAACACGCTTTAATTGACCACTCTGGTATAGAAGGGGTTGGAGTAGAAAGTTTTACTGAGACTGTCCATGATGAACATGACCACACAGGTATAGATGGGGTTTTATCAGAAGAAACTTTTACTCAGGAAGTACATGATTTAGAAGACCATAGTTCAATTCCTGGTGTTCCTGATGTTACCGGATTACTAG